TCATCAACAAAGATTTTTACAGGAACTTCAGTTACACCATCATCTTGACAAGTAACAATCAAATCAATCGCTTCACCGACTGACTTTGCACGAACATTTAGGAAAATATATTCAATATCAAATGAAGGAAGTTCTTCTACTTTTACTCCCCTAGTCTGAATACACTCAGACAACACTTGTTTGATTGCAATTGTGATTTGTTTCACATCTTGACTCTCAAGAGCAAGAATCAAAATCTTTTCTTCTTTGACCAAAAAAGGTCTATACTTAATTTTTTTCCCTGTAGAAGGAATCGTCAACTCATAAGTTGGCGCAGCAATCTTAGGTAATGGCATAGAATTTCAACTCAGTAATTTTATTTATTAGGTCAAGACAAACCTGAGAACGGATCGAAACCATCTCCAGTTAGTCCAGTATTAGGCGCGCCTGGAAAAGGACCACCACTTTTTTGAATAACTTGTTGAGATTTTAGTAGTAAATTTTTAATATCATTTGGATTGAACTGTTCACCAGGATCATTCTTGATAGTGATATATCTGTCATAGTTAAAGACAACATCAACTTTTAACAATTCTGTCCCGCCATATGACATATTTACAGCACCAACCTGAATAGGAAATGCATTGATAAACTGGTAACTTATCGATCTACTTTCTTGTCTGAACAAATCACTTCCAGGATTGGATTCTGTCATGGTACTGTTGGCCTGGAACCCAGCATTTCTTTCAAATTTAGTAATAGCAATGGTTTTCTTATATGTATCTGGATATCTCATCCTAAGAAAAGCATTTCTATCACCTGCACTACCACGCAGTAAACTTCCCGCAGGATCTCCAGTAATTGTAGGACCTTCTGTTGTTGTCAGTGGATTAATATAGTTCATCCACTCTTCAAATAATCGTAAAACATTATAATCAGTATCAACATAGAATGATACTGCAAATTGAGTAAACTGTCTTGCTCTTGCAAATGTTTCAGTTATTCCCTGATATCCACCTCTCTCTGTTGCTAACTCAAATTGAGTTCCTGGTAGTTGTGCTTGGTGACACAATAATTCGTATTTTAAAGTTTCATCATTAGCATTTCCACCGAACACTCCACAACTTCTTAACCAAACATTTAAGTCATTATTAGCACTACCAGTTCCACTGCCATTTAAAAATAAATTGAATTTGAATTGGCTAGACTGTGAAATCTCACCAAGATAATCCATGGCACCACCAATGGTTCCCGCCGTCGGATGAGACGTACCACCCGTCATCTTAATATAAAACGGATCAACTCTGTACCTATTGACGCTATCTGCCACTATAAATATTTTTTGAGGATCTATACTATGTATATGAGTTATAAGGGAAAATATCGACCAGAGAATCCCCGAAAGTATAAAGGTGACCCAGCAAATATAGTTTATCGTTCACTCTGGGAACGAAAGTTCATGAGATACTGTGATCTCAATGAGAATGTAAACCAGTGGCAGTCCGAAGAGTTTTGTATTCCATATATCTCTCCTATTGATAATAAAGTCCACCGATACTATCCAGACTTCTTTGTTCGATACACTGATAAGTTTGGTAAAAAAAGATCGATGGTAATTGAAGTCAAACCACAAAGAGAAGTGGAAATGCCTGAACAGAATCCTAAAAGAAGGACGAAACAGTGGGCATACAAAGTCAAGACCTGGGCAGTTAATCAAGCAAAGTGGAAAGCGGCACAGGAGTTCTGTGATGATAGAAACTATGAATTCAAGATCATGACAGAAAAAGATCTGGGTATCAAGTAATGCCAAGAAAGACTCTAAAACAAAGAAAAGCAGAACAAGACCTTGCAGATCTAATTGGAAAAGGTGATGATCCTATTCTGAGTAATGATAGGATTAGTCCGATTAAAGATAAAATCAATGCAGAACAAGATGTAGAAGATCGTATGTTGTTGATTATGGATGCATTGCAATATACAGTAACACCTGTGCCTGATCAGGGAAAATATTATACGTTTTTATATAAAGCAAAGACGAGAGATCTTAAGTATGATCAACATCCACTGATCGAATGTCTAGAAGTATTTCGATGGGGATTTCGGGGATACAATATACACTTCAAAGATCCTAGAAACTACACCTGGGAAGAAATGCAAAGTATGTTATATGAAGTTACTTCAACAGAGTTGCCTGTATTGACTTCTATATCTTATGCAAAATATATACGTTCTCCAAAGTAGTCTAAATAAAAGAAGAATAATCGTCTTTTTTCTTAAGTGGCTGTTAAAGTATTAAAAGACAATCTAGTTATTGATAATAGAGCAGGGAGATCGTCTTTCTCTACATCTCCTTCACAGTGGACGTATAGAATTTTACATGACGAGGATAATAATAATTATATTGTAGAAATAACGGGAGGCTTCGATCAACTTAGACAACCTGTAGCAATTCCTACTAATAATGTTATTTGGAAAAACGATGGGTTTTCGCCAGATGTTGGTAATTATTTTACTAATCAGTATGAGTTAACACAAGACATTCTTAATAAGACTGTATATCAAGAATTGCAAAAATATGCAAAACTTAATACAAGAGCAAATGGCGTTCCTTTACCTGCATGGGCAAAATCAACAACTGGAACTAGTAATGCTGCCCCTCCAGGACAATCAACAAATAATACTCCACCAACTCCAGCGACAGCACAACCACAACCATCACTCGGCGGATTTGATATAGGAAATATTGTAGGACAGATTCAAACCATTCTCTCTGCAATCAATGATCCGCAAGGAGCAATACAAGCTGTAGTAGATGGTGGATTTGGAGATACTTCTGATAGTGCAGGAAATCCGACAAACGGCAATTACCAAAATAGTGAAACTCTGGTATATCCAGTTGAATTAAAAGGGGCTAATCATTACAGTAGTGCAGATCTTTTATTAATAGAACAGTTTGAATATATACCTGTTAATAAAAATGAATTTATCGATAATCTTAACGGAAATAGCATTCTTAGAAATGGAATGAATAAAGAAAACGATAATCGTTTTAATAATGTTCGTTTAGTTGGAGGTTCTGTGTCTCTCCCAATGCCTCAAAGTTTTGAGGAAAGAAAAGGGGTTCAGTATGGTGAAGATACCATGAACAATCTAGCTGCAGGATTAACTCAAGATGTTCTAGGTAATATGAGTGAGTATACTGCAGCTATGGGATTAGGTGCTGCTGCAGGAGCAGTTCCTGCATTTTTGCAAGGTAAAGCTCCTGGCGTTAGTCTTGGTGGACTTTCTGGTATGGCTAAATTTGGTGTTGGAGCAAGAGCTCTTTATGGTATAGGTGAGTCTGTCATGAATCCAAAAAACACCAGCGGCAGAACTTTACTCAGTACTACTGTTTCTAGTTTGATGTTAAAAGCCGCAGGCATGAATGTTGCTGCAGAAACTATCTTAGCGAGAGGTGCAGGGATTATTCCCAATCCCAATATGGAGTTATTGTTCAGATCTCCAGAACTTAGAACTTTTGGATTTGCATATAGATTAACAGCGAGAAGTCAAGACGAAGCGAAGGAAATAAGAAAAATTATTAGATTCTTTAAACAAGGAATGTCTCCGAAAAGACAAAATGGAGAACAAAACTATTTCTTGAAAACTCCAAATATGTTTAGAGTTCAATTCAAAACAATCAAGAATAAAGGTAACGATAAAAATGGTCTCAATAAATCAATGCCCAAATTTAAAACTTGTGCATTAAAAGGTTTCACCACAGATTATTCTCCAGATAAAATGTGGGCTGCCTATGAAGATGGACAACCAGTTTCAGTAAATATTGTTATGGAATTTGGGGAACTATCTCCAATTTATGCAGATGATTACTCTACCTTCGATATAGACGACATCGGATTCTAAAACTCATGGGATATTTTAACGAACTACCAAACATAGAGTACGTCAATAGATTTAAAAATTCTAAATCTAATGATGAAGTTACCATAGCTAAGAATCTTTTTAGAAGGAGTAAACTTCGTGAAGATCTCGAAGCAGTATTCACTTCTTTTGACTTCTATAAAATTAAGGAAAATGAAAGACCCGACCAAATCGCTCAAAGAGTATATAACGATCCTGAATTAGATTGGGTTATCATACTCGTAAACAATATACAAGACTACTATAGTGATTGGCCATTAAGTAATGCAGAACTGCATAATTACTTAATCGAAAAGTATGGAAGTGAAGATAAACTTACAGAAATTCATCACTATGAGACAATAAGAGCAACTGATACTTTTGGTAGATTGCTGATTCCAGGTGGTCTAGAAGTCGATAAGTCGTATTATGATGCACCACAATATCAAGCAATTAGTACAAATCCCCCTGGTGTAACCTTCCCAATCATTACTTTACCAGGAATAGGAGCAAGCATTGTACCATCAGTTCAAAACTTTGAGGTCAATGGTGCTTCAATTTCTAGTGGAGGTTTTGGTTATCCAAGAAATCCTAAAATTGGTTTTGCTCCACCACCAGTAACTGTTCAAGCAACTGCAACATCAGAAATACAGAACTTCCATGTTATTGGTTTTAGTACAACAGTTGGTTTCAATACTGGTGCAGGATATAGAACTCCCCCAACAGTGACAATTAGTGAACCAATAACATCCAGAAATGCAACAGCAGCATCAGTTCTTGATGGAGGTGTGCCTGGTGCTACCTCAGGTAAAGTAACTTCTATCAACGTGGTGGATGATGGTATTGGATATGGTTTGACAGCACCATCTGTGACTATCAGTTTACCTCCAAATTATGTTGTAGGTTCTAGATATACTAAGAAGTCTCCAATAGGTCTGGGAAGTGATGTCGATGGCATGGCAATCAAACCAGATGGTTATAAGATCTATACTACTAGTATGTCTGGTAGTAATCAAGTTAAAGAGTTCTATCTCTCAACTCCATGGGATATTGATACCGTTGCAGCAGGTCCAACCTTAGATGTTAGTGGACAGTTCTCTTATTGTAATGGTATAGATGTTACCAATAATGGTAATGCACTGTTCGTAACTGGTGGTCAGAGTGGAACACAAAAAGTTGCATACTATCAGTTAGTCATTGCTTGGGATCTTACTTCTGCAATTTATTCTACTTCTTTTACTCTCGATGCTCCTGGTGGTGTTAGATTTAGTGGAGATGGTTTGAAGATGTTTATTCTGGATGGTAACAATCCAGATAGTATCAAGACTTATAACTTAACTAATCCATATAATATATCAAGTCCATCCTTAGCATCAACAACATCACTTGGCAATCTTCTACAGGACTTTGATCTCGTTGGATTTAGTTTTGGTGATAATGGTAAGAAACTCTATGTTGTGGGTCAAGACTCGGGATCGGTCCATGGATTTGATTTAGATACTGCGTATGATCTCAGTTCTATGATTAACAGCGAAACTGTTTACGTTGCCAATAGAGCTGGAGATCCAAATGATGTTTTTGTAAAGGAAGACGACAAAGAAGTTATTTGGGTTATGGGTGGTTCTGATAGTAAAATTGCACAATACTCAAACAGATCAAAGGCGCAGGCTTTCAGTACTATTGATAATCTTGGAAGAGTTAGTGCTATTAACGTTACACAGACTGGATTTGGATATACAGAGTCTCCTACAGTAGCTATTGGAACACCTTTTACACAAGTTTCTGCAGCAGCGACTGCAATTCTTACACAAGGTGATAATGGATTCCATGTAACTTCTTTTGATATTACTCAAGCAGGTTTTGGTTATACGGTTGCTCCAGAAGTTTCTATTTCTGCACCACCCATATTCCTCACAGCGACTGGTATTACTTCATTCAAGGATGGTGAATTAATATCAGTAACTATCACAAACCCAGGAGCAAACTATTATGAAGTTCCTGCAGTATCATTTGATATTGAACCAGAACCTGTTGTCGTAACTGAAGTAAATGATATTTACTCTTCAAACAATAAAGTTTACAGGTGGAATGGAACTCAGTGGGAACTTCAACTAACTAAGGCATTTGAATATATGGATAGTCAAGGAGTTATTCAAGAGTTGAAGGGTGTTGATGTTGCAAAACCAGTTACAAACTACGAATACGAAGTAGATCGTAATGAAAGAAAGAGGATTATTAGATTACCTAAGATTGAATATATAGATCTAATTCAGGATGATCTTAGAAGATCTATGAGATATGATACCATTCTGAAGACTACTGTTGATGGTAAACTTACCAGGGCATATAATCCTAAACTATCTGGAATATAAAAAAAGGAGGGTGTTAACCCTCCTTTCTAGTATCAGGACTCTGCGAGTTTCTGGAAATAACTCAGTGCATCGTCTTCTTCTTCAGTTGTCTCTGTAGACGCTTGTGGGGTGATATCCGAGTCATTGAAACCACCACTTGCAGCAGGTGCATTGTAGGACTTGGACTCAGAGAAGTCACCACGACGTTCACGTTCCCACTGTTGTTCTTCTTCAACAGTCTCTTGATCTTGCATCTTGGGAACTCCACGGTTACCCAGAACATAGTCAAGACGCTTCTTCAGATCTTCATAGGACTTGAAGTTCTTGAGATCAGTGAACTCATTCAGATCGTTCAAG